CCAGAACAGTTACTTGGAATGAGTAATGTCCGTGTGTCTGGTGATGCTCCGGGTTGGACACCAAACTTATCGTCATTGCTTTATTCGATGTACGGTAAAACTAATGCGCTTGCATCATCGGCATCCGGTCAACTTGACTGGGCAACATACAGCCAGATGAAAACACGTGTTGCTAAAGCAGGTGTTGACATCGATCGAATGCCTAACAAGAACATTAGTTCTATGGATGTCGGGCAGGTTGAGTATGCCACAACAGCGCAAGGTAAAGCCGCAATCACTTCAAGTATTGATGCGCTAAATACAATGCGTCGGCAAGCAGCAGATGTACGTGACACCATTGTTGATTATATTGACAACAGTTATGAACAAGCAGAGCATCAAAAGCAATACGATGCCATAAGTGAAGCTGTTGATGGATTACGTAGGTCGCTCTTTGGATTAGATCAATTTGATTTTCCTTTAAAGGCACAGGTATTGAAAGATGGCAAAACAACTGACCAGTATGTTCCATCTATCCTTACTAGTGAAAGTGGAAACACTCGTGCAATGGATGGCATGTTCCATGTCACAAAAGAAAATAAGTCTACTCCGTCTATGGAAGTTGTTCGTGATGTAGCTCAAGGACTAAGGTCAACAATGAGCGACGAACAATTAACGTCATTTGCTAACGCTATTTTGGATTCCCATGACCTTAACTCATTCCAGAGGAATTTGTTAGATTATGAAAAATATGGAATGGATGAAGCCACAGCAGTTGACGCCCTTGGAATACTTGGTGAGTCTATAGAGAGAATCTCTGGGCGAGAAAATGTACTTAATGAAGTTTCACCTGATGAGGTAATGCACAACTTACGTACTATGGTTTTAGGTTCACAAGATGCGGTTGGTCGCAATGTTGACATAGGTAGGTTTGGCGATATTTTGGACCGTGTATCAAGCATTGATAGTGAAATGACACCTAATATATCTGGTCAACGTGAATTCATATTAACGGCAGCCAACGCTGCTGCTAAGTCTCAAAACAAGCACGTTGTAGATTTCATTAAATCCATTCAGCGTGAACCAGCTGGTATTGATGCAGCCACAATGTTGGCCACTACTCATGCAATGTCTATTGACGTTGCTAATCGATCGTCTGCAATGCGTTCGTATAATCAATGGGAATTAGCAGGTACACAGTATTTTGGTAGTCGTAAAGCGCCATACTTGATTTTAAGAAGCAAGGGCGTTGAAGGTAGATATTCGCAAGATCTTGGATCGCCATCAAGTAGTAAGGTTTTACATATAGCAGTTGACCAAGTGGATAGTTCTATCCGATCAGTCACACCAATACGCGACTCATTTGGAAATGTTGAATACATAATCGTTAAACGTCTTGGTGCTAAGGAATCCAGTTTTGGTGGATTCAATGATTACGGTCGTATACCAGAGACAACGTCTAAAAACGTCAATGAAGTTAACTGGTTAATGCAGCAAAAAACAGCTAACGATGAATACAAAGCAAAGTCAAATGATTCATTTGAGTTTGATGCATGGGATGGCTCATCACCATTACAGCAGTCTTTAAGCAATGTAAATGTAGTTACTCATAGTGCGCTAAATAAAGTCATTGGCACTGCTGTGTATGAGATGGGATCAGCTCAAAATGCAGTTAAAACGTCGGATGTGACTCTGCCGTTTTATGTGCATTCTGGTGTTGACGCTACTGGTAAATTTAGCGCTACTTACAAACCAAGCAATATGATTGAAGTGTTCAACTCATTAGATGCTTATTCTCGCAAAGAAGATATTCCTGATGGAAACTTACAGTTGCGTCACATGAAAGTACGAGTTACTAAAACCGGTGACAAATACAACGTTAAGTTTACTGACCTCGGATCTATTGGTGCGACAACAAATACGCAACGTCAAACACTTGGGACTTACGGTCGCAGTAATAATGCTGGGTTAGCCATTGCTCCTGTTGAAGCCTATATTGCACGACACTTACTTGCAGTTGAAGCGCACAAAGAAGCTAATGGTCAGGACAACTTCTTTAGTCAGTTTGAACCACGTATAGCAACCCCAGAAGAGTATGCCAAGCAAGTTAAGGCTGGTAAGGTAAATCCAGAAATACTTGATCCAGTTGATCCAAGCAAAACACCTCTATCTCGACCAGCTGTAACAATCAAGAAGGGTCAAGAACCCAAGGTTGAGCCAGCTAGTACATGGAAGGGATGGAAGGGTAATAGTGTATTCAGTGATGGATACGACCCATCTGAATTCATTGATCACGCACAAGCTCCTGTACACGCAACTGAACAATCAGCAATCAAAGATCAAGCTCCCGGTGATGTTTTAGTTGTGCATGACACAACGCTTAAACCTGATGAAGTTAAGATTGACATTGACGAGAACGGTGTTAGTCAAGTTCGGGGTGGAATGAACAAGAGGGGCTGGCATAAGGCTATGTCAGTTATTGGTACAGTTTTAAATGAGACTGACGGATTCTTCCGAACAGTTAAGTTATCCGGTGACATCAGTGTTGCAATGAACCAGTCTTGGCTTCTTGCCAATCCACTGACGTTTGCTGAACATGCGTTGTGGGCAACTCGAAATAAGTTATCTCCGGGGATGGCACTTGGTCCCGGATTAACGGCAATGGGTGGAGCACCAGCAGCAATACTTCCAAATACTCCCGGCTTGTTTGCTGCAATGTTTAAAAACTCTCCAATTAAGATGAGTAAATTTGGAGATGATTATGTCCATATGTATATGGAAAAAATCCTATCTCGTACAGATTTGTCATTAGAAGAGATTGAACACTACGGTTTAAACCTAGAGTATTTAAAATGGCACAAAGAATACAGGGACGCTCAATTTCAAGATCCAAACATTGAAAAGTCAGCCGTGCCATTAAAGATGAGACTTACTGATTACTACGGAGATAGTAAGTTAGCGCAAAAGGTTATTCCTTTTGTTCAGATGAAAGAGCGTTTTAATGCGTTATACAAAGACCTTGCTGCTTTAACTGAATTCCAAAAGAGATACATAGAAGTACAAGGTATGTTTCCTTCTGAAAAGGTATTTAACGGAAGTATCCAGCAGTACCGATCAAGACAGCTTAGGGATTCAGCTGAAGCCATTAACATCATGCAGGGTATGCAACAGGGTGAAGTAAGCCCTAATCAATCACTTGCGTTCTTCCAACGTTTTATAACTAAGATTGTTACATCGGCTAAGTATCGTCACTCTCGTTTAATGCTTACTCCATTAGTTGGCCGTGGTCTTTATGCAGGAAAGATGGCAGCCAACAGGCTAAGCAACAAGCTCGGCAGGGGAGATATTGCCAACACTACATACGAGACAAAGATTTTTGCTGATGCAGAAAATGGTGGTTTTACACCAGAGGTTAAAGCATATGTGTCTAGGCGATTATGGCAGGGATTCTTAGCATCTAGAGGTATTCAGGCAGCAACTCGTGGTAGTGCATTAATTACTGCTTTTGGATATTTACTAAACTCTGATGAAGAGAAGCGTAAAGAAGGAGCAACTCTACTTCTTGATGAGTTAGTAAATTCTGGCTTAATGAAAATTGATGTATTAGGACATCAATATGAGTTACCAATGCCGGGTGGAATGGCTAGTGGAATTCGACAGGCCAGTATGTTTACACAGCAGTCTCCTAGAGCTATTGCAAATTTGCCACAATGGGCATGGCGTCAATACATCTTTAATCAGATGGGTCCTACTGTTCAAAACGTTGGAGTTGGTGTTACTGGCACAACGTTTATGGGCAAAGACGCATTTGAAACTAATGAGGAATACGGAGCATGGCGAGAACAGTGGATCAAAAGTAATTCTTTTAATGAGGAGAGTAAACATGCTATGGAACTGTTCATGCCTCGTAACCTTAGTAGGTTTGTAACTGAAATGGGTAACGTTGCCTTTACTGATCAGTTAAAGGATATGGCGTTAAAGCGTGAAGGACGTTTTGCACGAGGCAACGACATTAGTCTTACTGGTGAAGATGTCAAGACTGACTACTTTAAAATGCTTGTTAATCAATTTGGCGGTGGCATGACAGATGTTGATGCTGAATATGAAGAATGGTTAAAAGAAAACGTCGGTGGCTTGTACGGTTCTCAAAAACGATGGCAAGTTATCAAGGCTCAAAATGAAGACTTTGTGCCTAAGAATATTATTGAAGCAAATAAGACGATGGGTCTTGAAGGTGTAATCTTCGGTGAAAAGGGTAAGGGTCAGGGCTATTAATGAATGCTGATTTATTCATTGACATTGCAAATAAGTATGTTGGTGTAACTGAAAATCCTGTTGGCAGCAATCGTGGACCATTGATTGATCGATGGAACTTGATGGTTAATGCACCAATGGGAAGTTTCTGGTGTGCGTCATTTGCTAGTGCTGTAGCTATGGAATGGGAGAACCAGAGCGGTGATGATTGGCCTCTTTGTTTTAGTGCAGATTGTGACGTATGGCTTGCTAGTGCAAAGAAGCATAAGTGCCTATCGTCCAAAGGCAGACCGGGTGACCTTGTTCTTTTGGTTTCTGGTAATGATGCTTATCACATCGGTATTGTCGCAGGTTACTCTGAAACAGGAACCTTGATGTCTATCGAGGGCAACAGTAACAACGATGGAAGTCGCAATGGATACTTAGTTGCTAAGAGAGACAATGTTTTTGCTAATCGTAATCGAGACAACGTTTTCTTTATCAATCCTTGGGGATTAATTTTAGCTGGAGAAGATTGGAAGATTGTCTACGGTGATAAACACATCCTTGCGTTTCTGCAAAATGGAAAAACATACGCACCTGTACGCGATTTTGTTAGGTTGGTTACTGGGTCTGACGATGCACTATCTTGGCAAGACGGGCCAGTTTATAATGGTAAACCGCTGGCCCTTCAGTGCGTTGTACGAGATGGTAAATCGTATGCAGCAATACGAGATATTGCTCGTGCTTTTAATCTTGATTGCATTCCAAATAGCGATCAGAAAAAGGTTTACCTAAAGGTCAAAAGCGCTTAGGTTAAACTCGCTAAATCGAGCAAACTTGCTTTGGAACGTCAGTAAGCTGATACCAGTTCTCCCGTTCCTGTTCTTCGCTGTGATGATCTCTGCCTTATCTTCATCGTCCTGTTCTCCATCTTGGTTACGCTCGTAATAGCCAGCACGATAGATAAACTGGATGACATCTGCATCTGACTCAATATCTCCAGACTCTCGCAGGTCTGACATCATTGGACGCTTGTCCTGTCGTTGCTCTACTGCCCTAGACAGGCTCGATAGTGCAACAACAGGACACTTATACTCACGAGCAATATCCTTTAGCCCTCGACTGATAACACCAATGTCACGTGTTCTATTTTCAGACTTGTAGGCTGAAGGCATTGCAATCATCTGTAGGTAATCAACAACCACCAAGCCAACATTAAAAGATTTTTGGGTGTCTCTAATGGCGTCTCGGATTCCTCCAAGGGTGACAGTTTTATCGGCGACAATACGAACATGAAGTGACTTAGCCTCCTGAGCTACAACCTGTAGCTTATCCTTCTGATAGTTATTCAACTTCTTGGTCTGAATAACTTGGCTGTCTACTTCACTGTAGATTGACAACATACGTGCTGTAACCATGTCCTTCGACATCTCAGCACTCACAATCAAAACGCCGACCTTCTCATCTAGAGTGCGCATGTAACGAGCGGCGTTCCAAGCGTACTGCAAACCAAGACTAGACTTACCCATAGAAGGCCGTCCGCCAATAATGATTAACTCTCCATTACGCCATCCTCCTGTTACTGAGTCTACTTCCTCGTAACCACTAGGAACACTAAATGTTGTTTCATCATGTTCCCTACTAATCGCTGCGTTGGATGCAGACAAAATTAATTTAGATAAATCATCAGTCGTGGTTCCGGAATTGGTGAATGAAACAGAGTTATTTAAATCAGTGATGATTTTATCAATGTCGGAGTCGCAATCGGATGCCTTCTTGCTTGCTAACTCGGATGAAAAGATGATCTCCCTGCGCCTATGGTAATCGGTTACTAGCTTGACGTAACTCTCGTAGTTAGACGTGGATGGAAGTAACTCAGCGCACTGCATGATGTATCCAAGTCCACCGCAAGCCTCTAGTGCATTACGCCTTGTTAACTCCTCATTTACGGTCACGATATCGATGTCTTGACCAGATGCGTCAATGGTAGTGTAAGCCTCCCATATGAGGCTGTGAGCGACCCTGTAGAACATTCCTTTGTCGATGTGCGACAGGCTCTTGAATAACTTCTTGCCTCCAAGAAGAACAGACGCTATAAGTGATTGCTCACTCATAACGTCCGATGGGATTTCTATATTAAAGCCGAGGCTTTTAGCTTTTGTTTCGTAGTTCATCGATGTATTCCGTTAGCCGAACAATATGCACTTCGTTGATAACTTCTTGTAGTGCTTGACCCTTGATAGGTGGCTCTACTCTCCATGCTTGATACCCGCCAGTTTTCCTAAGAACGAGTTTGACGGTAGGGTGTAGTCTATCTGTAGGTATCCCTAGTCTCAATCCCTCGCTGATGTCATAAGTGATGATGTGAGGTTGAGCATCACCAAACTTTTCTACAGCCACGCTGAGTAATACCTCTGATGGAGTAGGGCGAAACTTACACCGTGTAAGCAATCGTTGCGCTCCACCTTTAATGTCCTCGTCTGTAAGCCCGTTGATGGCTACACGATAAACAGTCTCGCTTGTGTCGTTCCATGCTATAGAACTAGGTAGTTGCGAAAGAATCGCTAGTAATTTATCCGTTGCTGTCATTGAACCAGTCCTCTATTCTTATAACCGTCTTTGGTATTGTGTACGTTGGCACAGCATGTGTTTCCCAATGCTTCCATAGCGAACGAACAGTAACCATCTCGTGGTTTGTCCACTTGCTCTTTAGTGTATTCACGCGCTCGACTACACTCTCTTCTGTAACACCCGCCTTGTGCATCTGCCATATGGTTAGACGCACATCCTTCCACTCCTTATCTGTGATTGCTACCTCAGACACTTCTCCCCACCGTGCTCGCTTAAATGCTTTGTACAAATGGAATGCTGGATCATCTTCCTTTGCAACATCCTTCCGCTCTTGCTTGACTGATGTAACCTTTACATCTGGGTCATGATCAACTGAATCAGGGAATAACTTGTAGCCATTGCTAGTTGTTCTCCCATTAGGAGAAGTTCGCCCATTGACTTCAAGTAGTCTCTTCTCGTTTATCTTCATGCCTGTTAGATAGTGCAGTGCAGTCTTAACCGTAGTCTCAGACAACCCTGTACATTCAACAAGTCTCTTGATACTTGGCCAGCAGTAGCCATCATTATCTACATGCATAACCAATGCCATGAACACAACAAATCCAGATGGAGTAAATGACGTTATGTGGTTTACGAGTAAGCGGTCTATCTGAACAAAGCCAGACGAACGCTCACCTGACAAGCCAAACGACTTGCCATTGAATACGGTAATCATGCCTTACCTCTAGTTGTTATATGGACATTCAGCGCAGTATCTCTGCACTTTAGTGTCACTGTCTTCAGCATCTAGTGCTGCAGTTAGTCTCTCAAGCCCTTGCCTATATGAGCTGACTATTTCAAGTGCTTTGTTAGCATCATCAACTGTCCATCCTTCTGGTATGTTGATTTGCTTAAGTGGTTTCTTTTCCTCTTCTGGCTCTCCTTTAAGTTCTCTTTCAAAATCTGTCACTGACAACCCACGTGATTTCGCTGACTCTAAAATAAGTTTTTGCTCACTCGTTCCAACATGTGCCACAAGCCTGTGATGAGTCCAACTAAGACCAGCAATCCTGTTATCAATAGGGACATTAGTAGCCACCCAGCTCCAGTTAGCAAGGCTCTGATAAGCACACCCAGTTGCATCCATAGCTTGCGCATATTTCTCGCCATATCTCTTCTGTCCGTAGTTAAGTGCATCACCAATAGCAAACTGAAACGCTGTAGATAACTGTTGTAATGTGGACATCAGTGTCAGCCACTGATCATATTCAATGTCTCGTCTAAACTCTAAGCCAACGTCTGTGACATTGACCGCGTCTGGGATACTACCTATGTAAACTAATTCGTCACTCATATATTTTGTCCTGTGATGTAAAAGGGCCACGGTGTTGATGTCCGTGACCCTTCATTTGGTAGTTGTGCTCCGTGGGATATAGTTACGGAGCAGTCAATCTTACTCTTCAGTATCGGCTGCCGTCAATGTTTTAATCGTAACATTTTCTGTAGCATTGAAAATACAGAACAAGTCAGGATACTGATCGACAAGTGTGAGTTGAATTTCTTTAGATATTTTGCTTTTGAGGATTCTATGCTCAGTCTTAACTGCATCAAGTGGAACAACCATAACAGCTTGGTCCTCATTCAAAATAGTAAAGGATGGTGCAACTGTACGGAAAGAAACTTGACCCCATGGACACTTCCATGTCTTGGCTTTACCGACCAGTTGATTCTCTGCAAAGTCTGCTATTTGATCGCCATAGCGATTTTTAAGCCATTGAACCTTACGCTCTTTGTCCTTGACCATTGACTTGTATCTATCAACAACAGACTGCATAGCGAGTTGCTCTGCTTTAAGTTCTGTCTCGTATTTTAGTAAACGCTGCAAAGCTAAAAGAACGTCATCTTCTGTTTTAAGTTCATCGCCTAACCACCCATCAGTAGGACCGGCATATTCGCCGGTCTCAATCTCGTAGTAGCTGTCACCAATGATGTCAAACTTGCTTGTGTCCAATTTAATCCTCCTCTGCCAAGAACACCGACTCTGCTTCTTCCGGTGTATTGAATCCCATTAGTACTTCTGTGACTAATCGTAGGTTTTGTTCTGATGTGTCTGTATGTCCAGCGAGACGTGCAAAAACACGCTTCATATCTTGTGGAGTAATGTCTGCACCCCATATACGTTTACACTCTAAAGCAAACTGCTTACCAGCCGAAAGCGTAGATGCCTTGGCTTGTTGTGGTGCATCTACAATGCGCATGTCACCAGATGGTGTAATAGGCTCTTCTAGTTCTTGAGCAAACAGTGTGCCATACCCGCACAAGGCCAATGCTCGCCCAATGGCGCCCGTTTCTGCCTTCTCTCGGTAATCAGCAAAGTGCTTCTCATGTTCTGTCTTGTGAGCAGTTGCAAGAACTATATGCTGCCGATCACATACTTGTGCGTTAAATGTACAGTAGTCAGCACCGGATAAATCCGGTACTGCTTTCGTTACTATGCTCCAGTCTGGATGGTCCTCTCGGAACCAAGCAATACGTGCAGCTACAGGCAAGTACTGCTTGCCCTTTAGGTTAATGAAATGATCTCGTGGATTAAACATTGTTTGAATTCCTTGCGTGATAAGAGTGAGCTAATGCCATTGGTACGTTGCATGAAGAACCTTCACACAGTAATGATTTGTACTTCTTGGCTAGAAAAATCAACGGTTCAGTTTTGATGGAAACTTTATTCCCATAAACTCTAAGCAATAAGTCTTTGTTGTCATAACATGATGTCTGGATTAATCTTGTTGGTGACCCAGCACAGATGAGAGAACCCCATTCATCTAGCATTGGTCGTTCATTCTCATCTAACAGGTAACTGATTAATAAGAACGCATGAGGATACAACATCCCGCTAGGTGATGACAGTGCGGTATCGCATAAGTAATCCCTACATCCAATGACAAGGTGTCGCTCTTCCTTGTATACGATTGCTCGCCATGTGTATAGCAATTCGATTAATGAAATACGTTTAGTTACGTATTGGACATCATCGATATATGCGTCAATCGATTTCTTTAAGTCTTCTTCTGTGTCTCCGTAGAAAATAAACGAGTATCCATTTATTCCTTCGGCGCATAGTATGTTTTGCTCTTCATTGTTTTGTACTGCAATCCATCCCATATAGGATAAATCGTTTTGCAGTACTGTGTCCATATGTTCTAAGGAACATGGATTTTCAAATGCCATTGATTTCTACAATCTTTCTTATTCGATCTACTTGTATTTCATTGCAAATAGATTCTTCGTATTTCTCTACAGTTTGAAGTACACACTTGGCACTTCGACAAATGTTAATTAACCCTTGCTCGGCTAAGTTTAATTGTTCTGGTCTAATTGCTCCTTTCATTGTTTTCATTTCAATGGCAAGGGATACACCACGTGGCCAATTCATGCTATGTATATACATGTCAGGTAATCCAACTGTATTACCTTGCCAGCCAGTAGCGTATGCCTGTGTGCCACAGGTCTTGCATCTTTGCTTAGACCTTGCTTTACCAGTCTCCATGACCGTGTATCCAAGTGCTCTAAGCAATGCCACAGACTGATTCTGTATTGACGTTTCGCTCAACGTTGTTTGATTTTTTGATCTATCCATATCATGATGAATATCATGATGAAACTAACTATGGTAGACAGGTGATCTAAAAGATCCTCTTTGTGAAATCGACAGTAACACCAAAAGCAAACACAATACTTTCTTTCATTTGGTTTTGCGGTACGGTTTACGCATGACATAAAAGATATTCCTTGCATATTTAACAACCAAGTCTTTGTTCTTTAATTCTTCCTCCGGTATAAGTTTAACCATTGCTTCAAATACATTTGGAGCTGGTGTCCTAAAGCACAGTTCAACAATTTCGTAATTGTGACAGGCTGCACTCAATGCTTTACGCATTGTGTTATTAAAATAAACACCTTTAATCCTAAGCTTATTACAGTGGTTATGGACCGCTTTGTACTTTGGATCTGTGTACGTTTTGGTTATAACTCCATCAGTTATTGTAGTTTTACTAACGATGAATGAGTCCCATCCACCGTTAAGTAAATCTACAATGTCTTTTGCATGCAGTAGTCCTTGCATGTATGGTTTTGCTATTCCACCTATTTCAACAACGTGTTCTCCGTGTTCTTTGCATGCAACGTTTGCCCACTCTTTGAAGACCATGATGGCTGCTATTCTGGACTGCATGTAAATGATGTTTTCATTCCATTTGATGTAATAGAATGCAACTCTCCACGGACGTTTGATTACCACCGTGGTTTCATGCTACCGTTATGACGCGAGGCACAGAATCCACACTTCCAAGGCGGAGTCCATTCACCAGCAAGGAACCTATCTACAACATCTACAACCAATGCACGTTCTAGGTCATCCCAGTTTTTGTCATTTGTGTTCTTTTGCGTTCTCCATAGAATGACATCGTCTTTATCTAAATACAATGCATCCAAAGGCACAATGTTTTCAGCCTTTTCCAATGATCCATCCCAATTATGTGGCATTTTAAAGGAAACAAGTTTGAGCCTAAACTTTGGCCAGTTTAGTGTGACGATGTGATTGATACCAACGGTTGGTTCTAGTTCCTTCCAACCATCTTTGAACTCACTGTTTTGTGACATCTTGTCAATCAACTCAATTAAATTAGCTAACATAAATCTCCTTGTGTAAAAAACTTGTGGAGCCTGAAATGAAGTTCAGACTCCACAAAGTGTGGTAAATCCCGATGTGTATTATACCGTAAGTAAGCTACTCACAAGTACAGAGTGGCTCCCAGTGGTTGCATTCAGTACAGGTGTCAGAACCCATCAGGTGATAGTCATCATCTATTAGCTCATCACCACTGCGTTGTACATTTTCCCAACCTTTAGGTCCTGCGTATATGTTTCCAGCAAAGCACATGCCGGGTTCAGCATAACGACATGTAAACTCAAGGTCAGGAAACATATCAGACATAGTATGGATCCATGTGTCTGGTGGTCCCCATGGAGTGTCAAACCCAATGACTATGTGACCATCTTTATAGTCAAGGTAGGATGTATCACAGGCTCCCCATTTCGTACCCCAGTTGTTGTACTGCCAGTTAACATTACCGTTGCCTTCTTCATCTAATTCCTGTGGTACAGACTTATTAAAATCTAGTACTGATGTGCTTGTCTCGTATTTTGTAGTGTGTAACTCAG